ACCGTGCGGATTTGGGCGACCACCGCTGCCTCGATCTCCGGAGCAGGCAGGCGCTCGTAGCTCTTGCCCGGCGCGCCGAAACGGCTTTCTGACTTGGACACGTAATAGTGATACTTGTGTCCCTTCTTGTTCGAGTAGGTTGGGTACATCCGTTCGCCCGACGGGGCGTAGAGCAGGCCACGCAGCAAGGCGTCAGTACGTGACCGGATCTTGGTTTCCACCGACCGGGCATGACCGCTCTTTGCCAGCACCGCGTGAACCTTGTCCCACAGTTCCCGGTCGATGATCGGCGGATGCGCACCGGGGTACCAGTTTCCCTTGTGCGACAGCTCGCCCAGATAGATGCGGTTGCGCAGCAGCTTGTGCAGATACTTCTTGTCGATGCGGGTGCCGCTGCGGGTCTGGCCCTCCTGTGTCGTCCAGGCCTTGGTGGTGATGCCTTCGGCAGTCAAGTTGGCGGCGATCTGGGTTGGCGAGCCGATGGTCAGCATTTCCTCAAAGATGCGGCGCACTACTGCCGCCTCGGCTTCGTTGATGACCAGCTGGCGGTTCACGACGTCGTAGCCGATGGATGGCACTCCACCCATCCACATTCCCTTGCGCTTGGCGGCCGCGATCTTGTCGCGGATACGCTCGCCGGTGACCTCGCGCTCGAACTGGGCAAAGGAAAGAAGGACGTTCAGCATTAGCCGTCCCATCGGGGTGGTGGTGTTGAATTGCTGGGTGACCGATACGAAGGAGACCTCGTTGCGTTCGAACACCTCAACCATCTTGGAGAAGTCGGCAAGGCTGCGCGTCAGGCGGTCAATCTTGTAGACCACCACGATGTCAATCTGGCCGCGCTCGATGTCGGCCAGCAGACGCTTGAGCGCCGGGCGCTCGGTGTTGCCGCCGGAGAAACCGGGATCGTCATAGTCGTCCGCGACCGAAATCCAGCCCTCGGTTCGCTGGCTGGCGATGTATGCGTGGCCCGCCTCCTTCTGTGCGTCGATGGAGTTGAATTCCTGATCGAGACGTTCGTCCGTGGATACCCGGCAGTAGACGGCACAGCGCTTGCGGGCCTTGGTGCTGGCGATTTCGCTCATCGTGCACCTCCCTTGCCGAAGCCGAAGAACAGTGGCCCGCTCCAGTGCTGGCCTGTGATGTGCCGAGCCACCGCCGTCAAGCTCTTGAAGGTATGGCCCTCGTACTCGAAACGCCCCTCGGCGTTGACCGTTACCCGGTGCTCGCGCTCGCCCCATTCGCGCAGAATTACCGTGCCCGGCGCGAAATTGAACTCACGTGGCTTGGCACGCAGCTTGATCTTGGAGTGCTTCGCACCGATGGCCTCCAGCCGCTGCTTTGTCTCGGGAGCGAGGCCGCCAAAGGCTTCCTCCTGCAGCTTGTAGGCAATGCGCGACTCGACGTGCGTGCGATTCGGATAATCAGGGCGGCGGGGAAAGTACCGATCCCAGAGCGACCAGAGTTCGGACATCGGCAGGCAGGCCAGCTCGGAGATCCGGGCGGCGACGGATGCTTGTTTCTCGTTCATCACAACTTCTCCTGTTGATAGGGGGTTGTATGAACGCGCTGGTCGGGCAGGAAGCCAAGTCCAACTGCTCTCTGTTTTGGCTCATCCGCGACGAGTGTGCGAACGATGGCGGCCGCAAGGATGGCGGCGATTTCGCCAGCACGGGCGCTGGCGGACATCTCCGAGGGAGATGCGAGTTCGAGGTTCTTCATGACAGCTCCACAGAATTGAAACCGTCACGGATAATGTTCCTGATATTCCAAACAGGATGGCAATTGCGGGTAATGGGGAGCAATCGACTGATTTTTTCCGGGCTTTGTCTGGCGCTTCTGCTGTCAGCCGGCGTCGTGATGGCCGACACGTTGACGGGCAAAGTGGTCGGCGTGAGTGATGGCGACACGATCACTGTGCTCGACCGTGACAAACGTCAGCACAAGATTCGAGTTGCGGGGATTGATGCCCCTGAGAAGAATCAGCCCTTCGGCCAGAGATCGAAGGAAAACCTTTCCCGGCTGGTGTTCGGAAAAGAGGTCGATGTGCAGTGGAGCAAGCATGACCGCTACCAGCGCATCGTAGGGAAGGTGATGATGGCCGAACCCGGCTGCCAGCGTCCCGACTGCGCCAAGATACTGGACGCAGGCCTTGGTCAGATCACCACCGGATTGGCCTGGTGGTACCGGAAGTACGCCAAAGAGCAGTCGCTCGAGGATGCAGGGGCTTACGAAGTTGCAGAGCAGGAAGCGCAGGCCCGCCGCATCGGGCTCTGGCACGACACCGATCCGACGCCCCCTTGGGATTGGCGCAGAAAGGATCGCTGATGAACCAGAAGCAATGGCCCGCCACGATTGATGAGGCAGCTGGGGTAGTGATCGCCGCGCTACCCGAAGCAGAGGCCGCCAAGATTGCCGGGATGCCTGAGTCCGACCTGATCCACCTGCATTTTGGATTGGGGATGTGGATTCGGAACAACCTCGGACTCTGGCAAGGTAACGACGCATTGATGCAGGCGCTACGTGAGCGCGAACCTGGCATTCATCCTGATGATGCTTCGATGCTGATCATCGAACTGGTGTGGCGTCGCCTGCGCGAGATGACTCCCAAGATGCACTGACGAGTTGCGCGTTAACGAAACAGTTGACGAGGCCGTGGGTGCTCGATATCATGAATGAAAATTAACCAATCACGCAACCGGGTCACGACTATGGCTTTCGGAGCCTTCATACGTAGCAAGCGCGAAGAGAAGGGAATTCAGATGAATGACTTCGCGCGTAAGCTTGAAATCTCGCCTGCTTACTGGTCGCGCATTGAGCGCGAAATGGAAAACCCGCCCAAGGACGAATTGATCCGAAAGGCAGCTGAGCTTCTGGGCATCAATCCTGACGATGCATTTGTCGAGGCGAGCCGCCTTCCACCTGACATGCGGGAGGATGTCGGGAGTGTCGTTCGGATGTATCGCAAGCAGGCGGCGAAGGGGAAGTAAATGCCGGTGTTGACGCTTGGATACCGGCATTGCAACCGGATGCGACCCTCATACATCAAGAATTCCGAGATTGAAGGTATCGCCATTCTCGCCCGCCAGCAGTTGGTGGATGCGGACTCTGATGCGCTTCCCCTTGCTGTTCTGAGCGACATCTCCGGCCTGAAAATCAATGGCGTAGTCTTCGACCTGTTTGTCGGGACTGGCGACGTTGTGCATGACGAGGAAGGCAATCCGGTGCTTGGCATCTGTGAATACGATCCGGGCGTGCCCGACACGGCGATGGTGTCAGTGTCACCGGTCGGCGAACACGCCAGTGAGGAACTGGTGCTCAGTACCCTGGGGCATGAAATCGGCCACGCCATCTTCGATGCGCCGGGCTGGATCGTCGACGCCAGCAAGGGGCCGGGATTGTTCGACGATCCCAGCGAAGCGGCGCGCCGTGCTTATCGCACGACTACCCGTGATGTCGAGCATCTGGCGAAGGTCCCACCAGTCGCCGAAAGTGGCGCGACTCAGTCTGCTTCGATTCCTGGACACACGTTCAAGGACCTGTACTTCGCGGAGCTGCGTGCCAACGAATTCATGGGCTCACTGCTGGTGCCGCGTCAGCGTCTGAATCTGGCGGTCGAGGAACTCGCACCCAAATTCGGAGTGACCATTCACCGCAGCCCGTCACTCGATCCGGAGTTGCCGGGTCTGGCTATTCACCTGACCGCTGATGGCGACCTGGGGTTCTTTGACATGGAGTGTCTGCAGAGAGCACTGGCGACGCGGTTCGGCGTGAACCGCCGCTTCATTGAAGTGCGGATGGAGCGTTACGGTATTCTGAAATCGGAGGCTAAGAGCAGTTAGTCCTTTAGCCTCCACCGCGCCGACCTCGTGTCGGCATTTTTTGAAAGTAGTAATTAACCGTTCGCGCAATCGCGCACTTTGTTTAGAAAAGGAGTAGCTGTATGACGGCGGTAGAACAACAAGCACTGAAAAACACGAACCGTGAGCAGACTGCCGTCGAGCAGGCTCCGAAGAAGCGGCGTCCGCGCGGGAAGGACAACGGCCCAATTGTTCTTCCTCATCTGGAACACTTCATCCAGATCACGCGGAAAGTGAAACGTCCCTCCTTGATTGGCAGGCTTCTGGAAGGTAGTGCCGGCAGCACGCTGCCCGCACTCCGGGCACTAACCGATGCGGCGAAGGATGGCCTGTCCATTCCACTGCGCGATGCGCTCTTCACCGCTGTGGCAGAACTAGACCATGCCACCCAAGCGCGAGCGGAGCGTGCGGCCGAACGAGTGAACCTACTCTCGGACGAGTATGGAGCGCTCGCCGTGGGAGATCTGCTCGACACGAACGAATCGGAAGATGCCCATCTTCTGGAAGCGCCGACGGATCGGTTCAGCAAGGCGCTGTACCTCTACATCCGCCAAGAATATCCAGGGCCAGGCGAGCAACGCGACGACCGTTTCGATCACGCCGAGGCGCGCCAAGCAATGCTTCAGCAGATTCAGAGCGAGAAATATTCGAGCCTTTATCTAGGCCCGAAGGGGGCGCAGCCTGAGCTCGGAGCCGTCGCAGAGGAGACACTGAAAACCCGGCTGACGGAGCTATTCCCGCATATTCGGTCGGAGGACATTCTCGTTGAATCGTTCGAGCAACGAGACGTCGGCCATGCGGAAAAACCCGTGGTGCTCTACACGCTGACTGCCATGTTTAACGGCAAGCTCATCCACTACCAGCAGATCGCAAATGGCATGGTCGAGGATCATGACGAGCCGGCGGTGACCAATGTTCGCTATGCCTGGCACGCTACGCGTGGCGAATTGGCGGTGTTCTGCGATGACGAGGAAGTCCGGCCAGAACTGGCCAAGCTGTTCCGTGATGTTGTGCTTGGTGGAGATGGCGATATCCGGACAATGCCAATGCGTGAATTCAACCTGATGGGTTTCTGCACGCCGGCAATGCTGAAGCGGTTCAAGACGGATCGGATCGACGGCATCGAAAGCATCACAATCAACAGTCTGGTAGTCGTGAAACCGGAACTGCGCCAGTTCTCGCAGCGCGGCAAGATGATTCAGCGGCGGGTAGAAAACGCCCTGGTCATTCGCCGTCACCGCTTCGAGGAGCGGGACATTTACGCCACAGCAAGCGAGGTGCACGGCCTGGACGATCTGACTGGCTACGTCATCCAGCAGGTCAGACTGACGATGCGAATTGCCAAGACACTGCATCGCAAGGCGCACAACGTCTCCGTTCA